ATTGCAGATAGCGGCAACTGCGGAATAAGCATTCGCAGCGGTACGACTAGCAATGGAAATATCTTTTTTTCAGATGCTACGTCTGGTGACGGTGAGTATGTCGGCTTTATGCAATACAGGCATGACGTTAATGCTCTTGCGATTGGCACTGCTGCAACCGAGCGACTACGCCTGGACTCATCGGGGCGGTTGTTGGTTGGGGCAACGTCTGCCCGTACAGCGTGGAATAACTCAACGATTGGCGCAAACATTTTGCAGGTAGAAAGAGCAGGAAACGCATACGCTTCTGCAATTTCTGTTACCGCTAATTCAGGAACAACTAACAACACGAGTGCAATAAGTGCAGCAGCACGAGTGATCTTGGGACGGTCTAGGGGTACAAGTGTTGGATCTAATACTCTCGTCGCAAGTGGCGATGTTCTTGGCGACGTTAGTTTCCAAGGAAACGATGGTGGTGGATTTGTAGAGGCTGCAGCAATCCAAGGGTTTGTTGATGGCACGCCTGGTTCAAACGACATGCCAGGTCGGCTTGTTTTCAAGACCACAGGCGACGGTGCAAGCAACCCGAGCGAGCGGATGCGAATCGACAGCTCGGGGCGGTTGCTCATAGGCACCACGACTGAAGGTGAACACACAGCTGATGATTTGACAGTTGCAACAAGCGGCGATACAGGTATTTCAATCCGATCTGGAACAAGTAGTTCAGGCAGATTGTTTTTTAGTGATGGCACGTCAAGCGCCGACGAGTATAGAGGTTTCGTCTCGTATGCGCACTCTGTCGACGCTATGCAGTTTGGCACGGATGCAACCGAGCGGATGCGAATCGAATCGGGCGGAAATGTTCTTATCGGTCAAACTAACGGATCTTTTGGAAACTCAGGACATATTTTTGGCGCTGGCGGGCAGGCTTTTCATATTAACCCAGGTGACACCGTATTATTGTTAAACAGACAAAACAATGACGGAGAAATTATTCGTCTTTCGCAAGACGGAACCACCGAGGGGACTATTAGTGTTTCTGGCTCGACTGTTTCTTACAACGGCGGTCACTTAGCCCGTTGGTCACAACTTGCAGGCGGTGCAGAACGCACTGAAATTTTGCGTGGTTCTGTACTGAGCAACCTTGATGAGATGTGTGAGTGGGGTGAGGAAGATAATGAACAGCTGAACCGTATGAAGGTCAGCGACGTTGAAGGTGATGTCAACGTGGCTGGCGTGTTCCAAGCCTGGGACGATGATGATGACACCTATGACAACGACTTCTACTGCGCGATGACTGGTGACTTTGTGATCCGCATTGCACAGGGCACAACCGTTGCACGCGGTGACTTGCTGATGTCTGCTGGTGATGGAACGGCAAAACCGCAGGATGATGACATCGTGCGTTCCAAGACCATTGCCAAGGTGACTAGCACCACGGTTTCTACTACTTACTCAGACGGCAGCTATTGCGTACCTTGTGTACTGATGGCTTGCTAATTATCCACTCTATTTTTTTATTTACTAACAATGTCTACTATTACTTGGAAAGTTGCTAACCTTGACCGTACTCTTTCTGACGGTCGCGTTTCTACTGTTCACTACACCGTTGATGCACGTTCTGATGACGAAGTGTATTCTGCTGGTGCTTATGGTTCTCTTGGTCTCGAAGGCGATGTGGTTACTCCCTACGCTGACCTGACTGAAGAGACTGTCGTTGGCTGGGTCAAAGCAGCCCTTGGCGAAGAGAAAGTTGCCGAAGTTGCTGCTGCTCTTGAAGCACAGCTTACTGAGCAAGCTACACCTACTGTTGGATCTGGTAAACCCTGGTCCTGATAACCCTACCTTTTTATTACAATGATCGCTCTTATCCGTCCCGTATTGATGTCGTTTCTTGGTAGCGACAAAGTAAAGCGCCTTATTGTTGACCTGCTTCGTAAACTGGCAGAGAAGTCTGACAACACTGTTGATGACGCTGCTGTTGACGTTCTGGAGCGTGGTTTGTTTGGTGATAAGTAATGGACTTGGGTGAGCCGCCGGTACTACCATCTCTACGGCTCCCTGAGCCCCTTCTTCTACCCCGTCCGGTACTAGATGTTCCAAAAGCGGATTTGCCCTCGTACAAGCCGCTTGTGGTGCCTCCTAGTGACCTTCGGCCACCTCCGGGAGTCAAAGGAACAACACAATCCGACAAAGAAAAACCAAAACCTAAACCTCCTCCGGTCAAGTTACCGGATATTCCTCAAGACACACGAGAAGTAGACATTCCGTTTACGGATGTAACTATGCCTCTACCGTCTAACGAGATACTTGTCACGGCTGGTACTACAGCTACCGTGTCTGTTGCGGCCACCCTTACAGCAACAGCAGTCTTTAAGTGGACTGTAAATGTAATGAAGCCCATCCTTAAACAAGCATGGACAAGAATAACAAAACGGAAGGGTTCATCAAATTCATCGTCCTTGTCTGGTCCGCCGGACTCTTAACTGCTAGTTACGCAGGTTGGATGGAAAAGATGGATCCTACGTATGTCGCATCAATTCTTAGCGGCACTCTAGCAACTTTTTCTATTACACGAGAAAAAAAGGAATGAAAAAGCTACTTCTGTTGCTGCTGTTGGCTGCGCCTGCATCAGCTCAAACTGTTACCCCGCAGTTTACCCAGGGGTCAATGCAATCGACAACCACCACCACGATTGACATTGAACGTACTATCGAGACTGAAGTCTTTGGTGGTGATTACAACTCATGGAGTGGATCAAACGTAACTCCCAGCTCAGACATTGCTGGCGACAGTACAACATTTTCCGTAACCACGGCTGGAGATCCTTTTTCTCTGGAAATCACAACCCGAGATGCAGGCGTTGTAGAAACGATCGACATCACAGAAACAATCGAATCCACTTCTACCACTACCTCGCTCTCTATCTTCTCGCAGTAACACCTGCTTACGCAGAAGATCCCAAGGTACAAAACACTTCTAACCCTGTAGCCGCTGCAACTGGTAACGTGACTAACCAGGCAGTGCAATTCCAGAACAACGGTGCACCAAGTAGACAGATATTTGGTGCTAACAGTTCGTGCAACGGAGCTACCATGACGTTTAGCCCTTTTTACATGGGCAACGACACCATACCGTACGAAGCTGACGGATACGTCCGTTCTAACAACTACGGTATGCAAATGAGTTTTATGGTGCCGTTAGATGGTGGCATGATAGAGCTGTGCAAACAAATAGCTAAACGACACGAACAAAAGATGAGGCTAAACTACGAGATGATTCGTGCAATGAAGTGCACAGAAATCATGAAAGCTGGTTTTACCTTTCGTCCTGGAAGCCGTGTAGAGGTGTTATGTCACGACATTATTCCTATCGTATCACTCAAAGATGATCGAAGCTCTAGTAAGCCTGTCGATAGCAGCGATAGCCGGGGGAGCAGCACTGAACAGCAGGCTGCACAACCGAATAAATAGCGTACATGAACGCATTAGCGCACTTGATCGCCGGTTAGACGGTATCGAACTTACTGTGGCTTCTGATTATGTTAAGAAGTCTGAGTTATCCGATCTAATTAGCCGGATGGAAGATCACATGGTACGTATTGAAAACAAACTTGACCAGATCGTGCTTCGCAATGGCTAAGAAAAAAGCTACAGAGGATCAGTTTAACGAACTGCACAACCTCATTACAAAAGAGTTTCTTGCCCGTATTAAATCGGGCGAGGCTTCTACACAAGACCTAAAGGCAGCATGTGACTGGCTGAAGGCTAACGACATCAGTGGTGTTGCCTACGACGGTAACCCACTGTCTAAACTGGCAAACGTTATGCCAGAAATTGACCCTGAAATGGTACAGAAACGTCTTTATGGCTCAACAGTCCGGTAAATCCTCTGCCCACTACGCTGGCAACCGGAGATCCCTCATGGTAAAACGTGCTTACCAGCGTAAGTACAACAAAAAGAAAAAAGAAGTTGACCGACGTGTCAAGCTGAAAGCTGAAAACAGACGGCGTGGAACTTATGGCAATGGCGACGGCAAAGATGTCTCTCATCGTAAAGATGGCAGCACTTTCCTCGAAAAGGCCAAAAAGAACCGAGCCCGAAACCGATCTAAAGCATGACCCCTTTACTTCCTACCCCTGATCATTACCTTTACAACCTAATCACCATGACGTCTCCTGAAGCCAAGCGCCTTTGGAGGCGCAGTATCAAAGAGCACTTTGGCTGCACATGTGTGTATTGTGGAAAAACTTATGAATTACATGAACTTACTCTTGATCACGTTCATCCTCGCAGCTTGGGCGGCGAAGACATCACATCGAATGTCGTACCAGCCTGTACCTGTTGCAATCAGGACAAAGGAAGTAACCACTGGCTCTCTTGGATGAGAGAACAGTTTGGACATAATCTCCTACGGGAGTCTCTTATTTTATCTCATATTAACTAATGGCTATTAGGCAGTCCCCTATACCATGGACTAATTACAAAAAAGCCGCTAGGACACTTAAAGTTATTTATCCTGGTATAACACCACAACAGATTATTGGTAGATTAGGTTTTCCTACAAAAAACGGAAAACGTATTCGTATTACATCAGATGGGCAGGGAGGTGTTAAAGAACGGCCTCTAACTGCTAAAGCAAACCAAGAAAGGCTTCGTCAAAAACGTCGCAGAATACAAACAGGTAAACTGTCTCCTGAAGACGCAACAGAATCCCGTCGCATAAAAAACGAAAAAGGTGACAAAGAAGTTGACCATTTTAACGAGTTATCGTTTATTGGTGAACAGCTAGAAGCTTTAGAAAGACGAGGCGGTGATGTTAATGCAGCTTTAGCTAGACTAAGAGAAGCAGGTTATAAGTTTGGTGATGAACCTGGTAATTTACAGTATCTTACACCAGCAGATAACAAGCTTAAAAACCAAGAGTCACGACGACTGCAACGGTACTTAGGTTCTAGAGAAGCTTTGGGCATGTCGCCTTCTGCACGCAGACCTGATCTAATTACTGTTGGGGAGGATCTCAGTATCCGTCGTACTGCCAAACAAGGTAAACCGCCTAAACGTGCTAAGACTACTGCTAGCTCTCCAGAAAAACCTGAAACCGGTACACGTGGTTTTAGTGTGCCAGAGCTAGGCATTCAAGCCTACGTAACACCGCCACAATCTAGTGAAGACCTGTCTATTCCTGTAATGAGCGCAAACGATGCTCTTAAAATTGTTGCAGGTGCAGGTGCTGCGTTGTTGCAAGGTGCAGGTACCTTAGCTGGTTCCTACATGCTTCGATAAGGCTGCTAAAACACCACCCTTAAATACATATGACAGACGTTTTATCAGCCCTACAAGGCGATTTTAAGCTGTTCCTACAAGCTTTGTGGGGGCAGCTAGACCTACCAGAACCAACAAAAGCACAATATGCAATCGCAGAATATCTTCAGTCTGGACCTAAGCGTCTTCAAATTCAAGCTTTCCGTGGAGTTGGAAAGTC